TCACCCTGCGGTTCTGGGGGGGGCGCTTCTTGCTGTTCTTCCGTATTGCCAAGATCAGCTTCCCCCTCTCCTGCATGAAGTTGCAAGATTAGCTTGTGATTCGTCTTAATATCATCTGACATATTAACTTTTCTCCTTTCGACTAAAGCTTTCTTTAATATCGCTGCGCCATGTTCTGCGCTCACCATCAGCTCTGACAAGCAACAATTCTTCTGATATACCTAGAGTGCGTATTTGCTTATGTAGGTCTAAAACCAATGATCTTCGCCCCTCACGCATACAGATAGCGTTTGTATCAGTTGTTGATGTTGGTTGATGCACAAACCCTTCATCTGCAAGCTTAGAGAGAAACCAACGCCCTCTGTGATCGTTCAATAACCAACGAAAGGCCTCGGCATCTTTTTCTGCCAAAGCCTTTGCTTTATATGTTTCGTATTCTTTTACCTTGCGCTTATCATCTGCAAACATTTACTCACCTCACTGCTGCAAGCTTGCCATAAGCTGTTCTACTGCTGGGTTACTACCATCTGTTGCCATTTCTTGAACATTCCTTGCAGCATCGGCAAAGTCATTGACCGCTGGGGCTGCTGTTGTAATTTGCGCAAGCTGTTTTTCTTCTTCTGCAGCCTGTGCTTGCTGCTGCAGAATATCTGCATACTCTTTCTGATCAAAGAGCAATTTTAGCGGTGCGCCTGACTTGTCGCCAAACTCCCTAATGAATGTTTCTGCATCTAAGATTCCTGCAATCTCAGGTTTAAGCTCCGACACTTGCATGATCATATTCAGCAGATATTCATACGCTTCCATGCCACTCATTTTCTGTACCTGAGCCAGCGGCGATACATATTTTACTTCCAGGTCAATCCCATCATATTCAGGCGGTACAGAAGCAAAACCATTGTTGCGCTCATAGTACGAATAAACAACTTCGATAATCTTGCCCAAAAACTCATGATTGATTCTGGTAACAATTGGAGTCAGCAGCTGCATTTTTTCTTGTTGCCTAAGCTCAAGTTCAAAGGCCGTTCTGCCTTGACCGTCAAACTTAGATTGTTCGAGCATAGCAAACAGGTTGACATTATAAGCAGCTTCGATATTGCTCTCAGTACGCTGTGCAACCTCAAAGATCGCCTGGAATGCAGGAGCAACATTAAAGAGTGATTCAACCTTGCCCTGATTAACTCCATCAAGCTCAGTAACCATACCTGGCCTATAGTCAACTTCTACACCGCTTGGAGCTTGCAGAGGCGGTTCGCTGTGCATTGTCATGTTTGCAAAGCCATTCTTTAACTGTTCATACAACATTGCGCAATCACTATCCGCAAACCAACCAGGTCCGATGCTGTAATTACTATTAGGAATTACAATGTAAGGAGCAATAGCAATAGGCATAACATCAAACCCGCCAGTGCTGATATAATCGTTTTCTCCTTCTACCCAATACAATGACAGGTATCTTTTGCCTTCTGGTCCAAAGGAATCATGCTTGATAGAAGGATTCTGTGTTAATAG